ACCCAACCCAGGCTCCCCAAGTATGTTATCGCTATCATTAATCTGCCAGACATTCAAGATTACACACTCCTCCCAGTACGCCCCGCTCTGCATAATCTCTATCCAACAATATGCCGTTCCGCTCCCGAATGACGGAATCTCATCAAGAGCAAAGGTGATAGTATCACCTGATTGTAGTATCTGGTCACTCCCCTCCCCAATATCAAACCCGGGGAAGTTCAATGGGAATATCAATAGCGCCCAGTTGTTTTCGTAGAAGCATGGGAACTCACTTACATCTGGGAACTCCCCAGTCTGACCATCAAGTGTAAAGCTAATCCCAAGTAGAAACTCCCCGATAGAATCGTTAGGAGTACCACACTGACCCCCGTTAACTACGAGAGTCATGTCAGTAGATAAAGGGTTAAACCCAAGTATCTCTATATCGCATTGACCCCAAGACATTAATGGGATCAGGAACCACACCAGTTTTTTAATCATTGTACGAATACTTTTTTAGTTTCATTCTTCCACTTCAAGATATACACACCAGTAGCCAGGTTTTCTATAGGACCCTCAACTCGTCTCCCTGCGACATCATAAACCTTAGGCCTCCCAAACACACCAACTGAAAGAGCCTGCTCACCCCCAACTACGAGATCTTTGTAAGTCCCAATGCTGAAGTCCTGCTCTACAGGGCATGTCCCAACAAGAGACAGCATCTCAAGGAGGTCAAGTACATTAACTATCCCATCATTGTTTGCATCCCCAGTACAAGCTGGTCCTTCACACCCAAGGTTAGTGAGCATAATAAGAATATCTCCATTACCTATAGTACCGCTCCCATCAAAGTCTAGAGGGCACGCAGGAAGAGTATTACAAAACGATCCCTCATATACATCAAACTCTGCACCAAATGGAGTTTGGAAAACAGTGTCAGCCCCAACATACATAGTTATGCCCTGAGCCCCATTATCACACACGCCGTCGTTGTTCAAATCAAAGCTGCAAAACCCATCCCCAGCAGAGTCCTCAATAACTACGTCGTAACAATCCTCATAAATGCAGACTTCGTAGGTAAACACAATATCCTGACTGAACACAGGGTAGTTCCCATCAGCAATAACAATCTCCCCAGTGCTATCGTAGACAGCCCAGTCTGTCTCGTTAGACCACACGTCAGTCTCAACAGTTATAGTCATGAGGTCCCCGTCAGTATGCTCTATCTCAAACCAAGCGTAATCATTGTCTGGGTACTCATCAACAACGCTAACTACTTGGCACTCAATTATCTGAGCATCCTCCACATAAACATCCTCAAACAATACGCTCAAACCAGCATCAGGACCTATGTCATATATTGTTTTCACATACTGCTCCCCGTTACAATAAACCTCTACGTTAGCCACCCCAATAATGTTATTACCCTGATTGGTGACTGTAACCCATACATCTTGATAGGGAGTACACCATGGTGATTGATAGTTAGCTGAAGTCACAGCCATGTCGTAGTCAACAGGTGCTATGCACGCATAAGAATCTATAAGCTCTTGCTTCTCAGACAACAAGTGCTCCCACATGCGTTCAGCCTGACCGACACTAAATGTTTCTCTGCACGTCTCAGGGGTGTAGTCCATGAAGTTCTCAGTCATGGCGTCAGGGCAATCACCAAAAACAGAGGCATCGCAGCTATAGTTCGTAGTGGTTGGGGGAGTGTCACACACTTGGTCTCCCTGAGTTTCGCAGTTGGTCTCTACGCATGTACCATTATTAGCGGTAAAGGTGTGGTACAAATTAAGGTGGTGTCCCATCTCGTGTACCCCTGTTTCTCCCTGCTCTCTACCAGACTTCAGCGTACCAGTAGTCCCAGTCACGTTATACAGTTGGACAATGCCGTCACCGCATCCCCCATTAGGACCATTGGAATATCCACCCACAAAAGCATACCCCTGAATACCACCGCCCCCGTTGTTCCCGTTAATCTCAGACACAACATAGAAGTTGATGTACTCGTCAGGATTCCAGCAACCTACGGTTGACTTAAGCTGACCGTCGTTGACCCCATCAAGGAAGGCTGAGCTAGCTATTCCGTACTCAGCATACGTCTGCCCAAACAGGGAGGTCCCATTGTGTCTAGTAATACCAGAAGTAGGGTTACCCTCTGGATCGCGTGATGCAAGACAAAACTCAATCTTAGTATCTACACCTGGACCCCATCGGAACCCAGTATTTAGAGCTGGTATCTGCGATAGAACCTGTTCGTCCGAAATGTTGGTAACATCACCCTCACCCTTATGAATGACGTGAAAGACAACAGGTAGAGTCACAGGCTCCATATCTTCTAGATTAACATTAATTCGCTTCTCTAGACCCATGATCTTAACATCAGGAGTAAGTTGAAGGCATTCTTGCCCAAAGATTATGTTACTAGTTAGTAACAAGAAAGTTAGAGATAAAAGGGTACGCATAGTTTAATAGGTTAATTCAGGAGGAAAGATACAAAATTTTATCTGAGGGTTGTGTAATTAAAGTGTTGCAACTATATTTGAAGTGAAACCGCACTAGCGACCGGCCCTCGGTAACCATAAAGGGGCCTAGACATCGGGTTACAGTAAGCCATCAACATAGATAGCTGAACGTTGTCCCCGGTAGTTTCGAAAAGTGCGTTGGTATAAAACTCGGGTGGGAACAAGGCTATAGGCTGACAGAAATGCCCCCACGTAGGCTAAAGACGGCGAGTGGAAATCCAACGTTAAACACTGAAAACCAAGGGGGAATATTGTATCCATGAGAGACATCAACCGAATCATCATTCACTGCTCAGCTACCCCAGAAGGGAGAGATATAGATGCAGCAACAATTAGGGACTGGCACGTCAACGGTAACGGATGGTCAGATATTGGGTATCACTATGTTATCAAGCTAGACGGTACAATAGAATCTGGTAGGCCTCTAGATGTTGCAGGTGCTCACGTGAAGGGCCACAATGCAGACTCTATTGGGATCTGCTACATCGGAGGTGCTGATGCAGATATGAATCCAAAGGATACCCTAAACGATTGCCAGGAAGAAGCTATGCGTGAATTAATATTCTCACTACGCATGGTTTGGGATAAGCATCTAACACTCCACGGGCATAATGAATATGCCTCCAAAGCATGCCCCAGCTTTAAAGTCAGCGAGAAATTTACAGATATCCTGTAAAGTATTTGGTTATATAAGATAGCGTTTTATATCTTTGCTATAAATCAAACATTATGGCAAAGATTAAATTCAAACCAACACGCGACTGGGTAGTTCTCCCAATGCAGCGTAAAGATAGAACTGACGCTGGACTTATACTGACCGGTGGAGCAGAAAACTCCCTTCGCAGTAACATCCTCGAGGTGATAGCCGCAGGACCAACCTGTGAACATGTAAAAGAAGGCGACACTGTAATGGTTCACCCGAATTCAGAAGGACTTGTTATCCAACTGGAGGAGGGTGAATTCGTTATGGTTAATGAATTCCAAATCTGTGGAGTACTCCCAGAATGAACGGAAGCGTAACAATATCGTTGAAAGACTTCGATAAGCTACGCAATGAGTCTACTATAGTAGAGGATAGAAAATCCAGAATACATCGCGCAGCAAAGGAGTTAGAGGTATTCCTCTCATTCATGTGCACACGTGAACATATACAGGACTACCTAGACGAGTTTAACAGACAGTCCAAAACTTGTAGAATAATCCTAGAAGATGGAAGGGCTAAAATAGTATTCAAGGATGAAGATTAATATCAAGGCAGACACTACCTACAAGTACCTACAAGTATTCAATGGCATTCTCGAGCTTACTGATAAAGAGATGGTTGTACTATCCAACTTTGTAGATTTATCTAACACAGTCAATATATGCTCAGCAGCAGCCAAGAGAAAAGTAGCTGAAGCTATGAATATAGAAGACCCAAACACCCTTAACAATTACGTCAAGAGGCTTAAGGATAAGGGAGCAATTGTAAAAACGAAGGACGGGTATGAACTATCAAAACTTTTACAAAGCACAACTGAAATACACATTGAGCGATGAAAGAAGGAATTAAGATGTTTAAGAACTTCGTAAAAGAAGTAGCAGCTTATGCAAAAGCAGGTGCTCCTCATGTAACCCCACACCAATACAAGAAGAGAATCAATGCTTGCATGGAATGTCCACATCTTAAAAAAGAGGTAGATAGATGTGGTTTGTGCGGGTGTCTTGTAGAGCACAAAGCAAAGTGGGCAACATCTAGCTGTCCCGACAAAGAAGTTGTACGATGGGAGCCAGTTAAGATTGGGGAAGCAGGAAAGCAGGTAAAACTAAAGAAGGATGATAAAGATAATAATACAGAAACTAGCGACGAAGTACAACCTCCCACTGAATAAGGTTGAAGAGGCAGTATTGTACCAGTTCAAATACACAGCAGATATAATCAAGGCAGGGAAATTTGAAGCCATAAGACTTCCTTACTTAGGCAAGTTTCATGTACTCCCAGGCCGACTAAAGCATTTAAACAATGGAGAAATTTCTTAGATTCCAGGATAGGAACTTTGACCAAGTATACTACCCACTATCTAAACTGCGTGGGTTTAGCAGACAAGATTCAGTCTGTGGGGGATGCCTGTTTATACACTTTGACCCACTTAGAAATGCAAACGAATCAGATGCTGGTAGTGATGTTGATGTAGACTACGTCAAAATAAAATTCACTGATGCATCTGTTCTGGGTACTGTTATTAGGAATATACTCACAAACATATCAAGTAGTCGTACTGCAATAGTGGATGTACTAATAATCTTTGGTAATGCGGTGCAAAAGCACTCCTTTGATATTAAGGGAAGCAACACCTCACAATTTCTATGCACACCACAAACAGACGCTGGCGAAGATCAGTTTGGGTCAGATGAAGCAGCTTGCGCTGGTGTAACATGGGCTGATGTTATTACCATACACATGGCATCAGTAGTTTAATGAGAGACTTGATAACCGTAAGTAACAACGTAGTTGTTCCAAGCGCTTACGCACTGACCATCCAGGAATTCAAAGGTTTGAAATCCCAGGAGTTGGGGGCTGTGTACTTCTACACGGACCACCGCTCCCCGTACGCTGTGTATGACGAGAGTGAAAGGGTTGAGAAAATAAGTCAAGATCTAAAGGTTAAGTTCACCCCTAAAGTAAGAGGTGCAATAGACAAGTATAAGGAACTATCAGAAACATCAGCGATTAAACTTCTAAAAGCTGCACGTAATTCTGTAACCAAACTTGAACGATACTTTGACACAATAAATCTCAATGTACTTGACGATCACGGCAAACCTATCTACCACGCTAAGGATCTAATAGCTAACCTCTCCAATATGAGTAAAGTTGTTAATGGTCTTGAAGAGCTAGAGGCTATAGTCAAAAAACATGAGCAGAAAGAAAATCCCAACCGAGGTGGGGTAGTGACTAACAAGTACTCACAGTAATGTTTACAAACAGTGTCAAGTATTCTCCTGCAGCTCAGCACTACCTAGATCATGGTTTCTACACAGATGCCATCCCAGGTACTAGGGAGTACTATGACTACTGGGATGAACAAAGACAAAGATGTTTAGAAGGATACTTAGATATAACAGGTTACCATTACTTCTACCTCAATTTCTGTCCCATAGATCGGGTCGTAGACGATGTCCTGGCAGATGGTACAAAGATCGCCCGAAGAGACAGAACATTTCCAGCCTTCTACGACGGAGACCACGAGTACTTCACTGCGGTAGACATGTGCCGAAAAACAAACAAGCACATGGTCGTACTAAAAGCAAGACGTAAGGGTTTCTCATACAAGGCTGGAGCTATGCTAGCTAGGAACTATTTCCTAATGCGTAACTCAAAGAACTATGTCTTTGCATCACAGAAAGAGTACCTGATCGGGGACGGACTCCTAAGCAAAGCTTGGGATTTTCTGTCCTTTATCGATGACAATACAGCATGGACTCAACCACGACTACGTGACCGTGAGATGCACAAACAGTCAGGTTACAAGAAGAATGTTAACGGGGCAGATGTAGAGCTTGGGATGAAATCACAGATTATTGGGGTATCTCTTAAAGACAACCCAGACAAGGTCCGTGGTAAAGCAGGTGATCTGATATTCTTTGAAGAGGCAGGCTCATTCTCAGGCCTATTAAAAGCTTGGGAGGTAGCTATGCCTACAATGCGTCAAGGCTCTAAGACACTCGGCACCATGATAGCATTTGGTACTGGTGGTGAGGAGGGGGTAGGCTTTGATGGCATGGAAGAACTATTCTACCACCCAGAATCCTATGACTGCATGGCATTTGATAACGAATGGGATGCAGGAGCTATGGGAACCAAATGCGGATACTTTGTCCCAATCTATCAGAACCTGGATGGGTTTATTGATGACAATGGGAACTCACTGACAGAACAAGCCAAACAACATGAGGAAGTACAAAGGGAAAAGAAAAAAGGGGCCAATGACCCAAAGGCACTTGACCAGTACGTCGCGGAGCACCCGTTCACGCCGCAAGAAGCAACACTCCAGGTTACAGCAAATCTATTCGACGTTAACTCTCTTAAAGAACAGTATAACAAAGTTAAAGCCCATGACCTACAGGCAGAAGGAACAGCAGGTGTTTTGTACTACGACAAAGAATCAAAAGTCCAGTTCAGAGCTTCTAACGAAGTACACCCGGTTTATAAATTTCCTCACAGAAAGGGAGACAGAACGGAAGGGGCTGTAGTAGTATATCAATCACCCTACCACACAAAAGAGGGAGAGGTACCACACAATCTATACTTCATCTGCCATGACCCTTATGCACAATCAAAGTCTACAAGCAATGAATCACTTGGTGCTGCCTATGTAATCAAACGACCCAATAACCTGTCCAAGCCGGACGATATAATTGTAGCCAGCTATGTCGGGAGACCACAAACACAAGATGAATACAACCGCAATCTATTTATGCTCGCTGAGTACTACAACGCAAAGATTGGGTTCGAGAACGACCGTGGTGAGCTTATTGCTTACGCGAAGAGATATCGCAAACTACATAAGCTACAGGAAGAGTTTGAAATGCTGGACAAACGAGAACTGCGATCCAGAAATGTAAGACGTCAGTATGGGATGCATATGACAGAACAGCGTAAACGGCAGGGTGAGCTATACATACGAGACTGGCTGATCACACCCAGGCATACGGATGAAGATGGGAACGTAACTCTAAACCTGCATAAAATCTACGATCCAGCCCTACTGCAGGAACTTATCAAGTTCAATCACAGAGGCAACTTTGACCGAGTTATGGCGTTTATGGTTGGAATGTACCATACGCGAGAGTTATATAATAAAGAGGTAACAGAAATAATAAACGATAGGTCTGCAGATAACTGGTTCGACCAAATCTATAAGTAAGTTTGTAAAGATGTACGGACAGGCCCAATTACCAAGACAGAGACTACCGCTGTCTAAAAAAACCCAAGCTTGGAGAGAGGAATGCGTAGAGGCATACATTACCCTCTCCAAATTTGGTATGACAGAGCGTAGGACTTATTTGAAGTCCTTGTACGACTACTACAATGGTGTTATCGATGAGCAGGACTACAGGTATGTACTGAAGCCTTACGGCAAGACTCGTAGCAATTTCCCATCAAAGCTTCGTAACTACCCCATCATCAAGCCAATCATTGACCTGCTGCTTGGGGAAAAAGCTAAGCGTCCTCTGAACTATACAGTTACAGTTAAGAATGCAGACGCTATCTCAATCAAAGAGGAAGAGAAAAACAAGAAGCTGATACAGCAAGCATCTCAGATATTCCAAGACGCATTGGCTGGAGAGCAGCCTGATCCAAAGAAGCCCCCCAAAATCATGCAAGATTTTGAGCGCAACTACAAAGATAGAAGAGCGATAAAGGGGCAGGCTGCGATCAACTACATCATGCAGAATGAGGAGATGTTCCATAAGTTCCAGAAAGGCTTCTTCCACTACCTTATAGCTGGTGAGGTATACTCACACAAAGGAGTTAGACGCAAGGAACCATTCTACGAGATACTCAACCCACTGGATATTGACTATGACAAAGATCCAGATTTGGAATTTGTAGAAGACGGGGATTGGGCGATGATTCGTAAGTATGCCCACGCATCATCTGTCATAGATGTATTTGGGGAGTATCTTACTGATGAGCAGATACTCGAGCTCGAGAATCCACAGAAAGCATCAGCTGATTCGTACCTGCTGTATAGAGCAGAGTCTACAGGCAGCGATGAGAATATATATAGAAATAGACTTGTAGAGTGCATCACAGTGTACTGGAAAAGTCGCAAGCGTATTGGTTTCCTCACATATGTAGACCCACTAACTGGGGAACCAGAAGAAGTAGAAGTTGAAGAAGGTTTTCGACTTCCGGCTGAGGCGAGGGCGGGGGGTGCCAAAGTAAGATACGAATGGGTCAACGAAGTATGGGAAGGAACCAGGATAGATGGGCGGTTCTACATCAATATCAATCCCATAGCTAATCAACGTACATCACTTGATAACCCGTCGGTGTGTAAACTTCCTATAAATGGGCGGAAGTATTCTGACATCAACTCCGACAACATTTCTCTTGTATCGCTAGGCATCCCCTTTCAGCTGAATTACAACATATTCAAGTACCGTATGGAACTTGCTATCGCACGAAGCAAAGACATCATTGCTCAGTTCGATATCAACATGATCCCAAAGAAGTGGGATATGGACAAGTTCATGTACTTTGTAGAAGGTACGGGTATTGCTTGGGTAGATTACAATAAGGAGGGTATCCAACTTTCACCACAACATCAGTCAGTACTAGATATGTCTATCAAGACTATATCACAGTATCTGCAGTTGCTCGAAGCTATTATGCAGGAGTGGGAGAAGATATCAGGTGTAAACAGACAACGCCAAGGTGGCATCGGACCCTATGAAGGAAAAGCAGCATCCCAACAAGCGATCGTTCAGTCCTCGCACATTACTGAAGATCTTTTCCGCAAATTTGCAAGATTTGAGCAGCGTGAACTCCAAGGCCTTTTGGATTACTCTAAGGAAGCTTGGCTTACTGGAAAGAAGGCAATGTACGTCATGCCCGACCAAAGCATAGAGATGATAGACATTGACTCTCTAGAGCATATGGAAAGCGAGTATGGCATCTTTGTTTCTGACTCTGGTAGAGACCAAGACAAGCTTGACCAGGCTAAGGCATTGTCTCAGTCTATGATTCAGAATGGTACACCTGCATCTGCAGTTATGGACTTGTTCGACACTGAGAACTACGCAGGCATTAAGGATAAGATTAAGCAGGCTGAGGATGCAGCAGCTAAGTTGGCTGAGGAACAGCAGAAGACTCAGCAGATACAAGCTCAAGAAGCTACTAAGCAGAAGCAGATGGAACTTGAGCAAGAGAGACTTGAAGCAGATAAAGACAGGCAGGTAGAAATAGAAAAGGCGCTCATTGCAGCAGAATCTAGAGATCAGACCGACAAGCTTAAGCTTGACCTAGAGAAGATGCTCAAAGACTTCGAGCTGAAGCAACAAGACATTGCACTGAAAGAACGAGCGCTTGATGTAGAAGGTGATACAGAACCAAACGGGGTATGACGAACAAACAGAGAAGAGAGATCATTGAGAATGCTAAGGCATCAGGATACGATGGAAGCTATGTAGATCTATTTCGTAACTCTGCTGCACCACTCAAGCTGGCCGTCACCGAAGAAGAACGGATGAAAGGGCTAAAGCCCTACAACGAACCCGGGGGTCAGGCTATGGCCCTCCCAAATAATCCTCCTAACAACCCAGTCAATACAATCGGGACGAGACCGCCGATTAAAACTAAGAGTGTAGGAAGTAAGGTTGGCAGTGCACCAGTCGCCCCGGGTATATCGTCATTCAAAGGTGTAGTAACAGCAGGTGATCTCAGAGCTTGAGGTAAGTATGGGAGGCGTAGAGCACAATACGGTGAACCAACTTCTACACCAGAAACCGCAGCTAGACCAAACCTTGCACCTACAGAAGGTATAGATGGAAGCTGGAGTAGCGTGCCTGTAGAGGGTACACCAGTAAAAGATTTTCTAGACAGAGCACAGATTTCATTAGGTGCTTTATCACTAGGAGCTGCAGCAACAGGTGTAGGGGAAGTAGTTAGTGTACCTGCAGATTTAGTTAATGCAGCTATCAGCGCAGGTAGAGCAGGATACTATGCCTTCAAAGGAGATGCTGGAAACGCAGCATTGTACACTGGCCTTGCTGGGTTAAATGCAGCAGCGGCTATTC